CGGTAGCGTCACTCGTGTAGGCAGCAAGGATGATCCAATCGTGCGGATCAAATCTGAGTCCACCGGCAATGCAGTGGTCAAGAAGCGTTCCGAGCTGAAGCCCGCACCAAGGCGATGATCACCTATCGCGGCGAGCAATTTGAGGGTTACAACAAACCCAAGCGGACACCTAAGCATCCCAACAAATCGCACGCGGTATTAGCCAAAGAAGGCGAAACTGTCAAGCTCATCCGCTTTGGCCAGCAGGGCGTATCTGGCTCACCAGCACAAAAAGGAGAATCAGCAGCAGACAAGGCCAGAAGGGCATCATTTAAAGCACGACACGCCAGCAACATAGCTAAAGGCAAGATGTCGGCTGCCTATTGGGCAAATCGTGAAAAGTGGTAACCTATGCATGTACTTAACCCTGCGGGTTATCCATGTCTGAAGAAAACCAAACCCAAGAGCCTGCGGCTACTGGGATTGACACCGACGCGTTGCAGCGCAGCGTTGAGGCACTTGAACGCAAAAATCAAGAGTTGATTGCTGAACTTCGGCAAGCAAAATCCAAGACTTCAAAAGTGCCGGATGGTGTCAATGTCGATGAACTGCTGGAGTTCAAGCGTCGCGCCGAGCAAGCCGAACTTGAATCCCAAGGAAAATACCAAGAAGCCCGACAGGCTCTGGAGCAACAGTTCCGTGAGGCGACGGCGCAAAAGGACCAGCGCATTGCAGAACTTGAAATCCGCGTCCGTGAACTAGAGCTGGTCACGCCAGCCGTCACCGCATTGGCGGAAATTGTCCACGACCCCGACTTGGTACTTAAGACCAAGTTGAGTGCTGAGCAGATCGAACGCGACACTGACGGCACTGTCGTCGTAGTCGATGGCTACCAGCGGACGCCTGTCATTGAATGGGCCAAGACCTTACCGGCATGGATGCAAAAGCAACCGCGCCCACAGGGCTCTGGTGCACCAACTAGCGGCGCATCAGCCAGTGTTCCTGCTGGCATGAAGAACCCATTCAGCCCAGATTCATTCAATTTGACTGAGCAATCACGACTGTTTAAGACAGATCGGGATCTGTACGACCGCCTTAAAGCTGCCGCTAGCCGCTAACATATTGCCAGCCGGCTGCGCTGGTGATATAGGGCTGCGCCCAAACCGTAAACCATTTCAGGTGATCAATCATGGCGACTCTTCGCTCTGACATCATCATCCCCGAGGTTTTTACTCCTTACGTCATTGAGCAAACCACCTTCCGTGATGCCTTCCTGGCTAGCGGTGTGGTGCAGCCGATGGCTGAGTTGAATGCAACCGAGGGCGGTGATTTCATCAACGTGCCTTTCTGGAAAGCCAACCTTTCCGGTGACTTTGAGGTGCTGTCCGATAGCAGCAGCCTCACCCCCGGCAAGATCCAAGCTGACAAGCAAGTCGGCGTGATCCTGCACCGTGGCCGTGCCTTTGAGGCTCGTGATCTGGCTGCTCTGGCTGCTGGTTCTGACCCCATGGCCGCCATCGGCGCCAAGATCGCTGATTACATCGCTAACCAGCGTCAAAAGGATCTGCTGTCTTGCCTCGCTGGTGTGTTCGGAAGCATCAGCAGCACCTCTAGCTCTGCTGCTTTCTTCCCGCTGACCATTGACGGTGAGTCGGGCGACACCCCTACCACGCTGAGCCCCCGCCACGTGGCAGAAGCCCGCAGCCTGCTGGGCGACCAAGGCGACAAGCTCGCCGCTGTTGCCATGCACTCCAAGGTCTACTACGACTTGGTTGAGCGCAAGGCCATCGATTATGTGACCGAGACCGACGCTCGTCTGACGTCTTCGGTGACTGATTTCGTTGGCGGCAGCATTGCTGGTGCTTACGGCAACCCCACGGTTCCTACCTACATGGGTCTGCGTGTCATCGTCTCCGATGATGTGCAAACCGATGGCAGCGGTAGCTCCACCGAGTACGCCACCTACTTCTTCACCCAAGGCGCTATTGCCTCTGGTGAGCAGATGGCGATGCAGACTGAAACCGACCGTGACATCCTCGCCAAAAGTGATGCCATGTCGATTGACCTGCACTACTGCTACCACCCCGTTGGTGCTAAGTGGGGCGTGACCACCTCGAACCCGACCCGCGCTCAACTGGCAACGGTTGGCAACTGGTCGAAGGTGTACGAAACCAAGAACCTTGGTATCGTGCGGGCGACCAACACCTCTAACTTCGATTGAGGTAACTGATCATGGCACAACCTTCCCAGTTTGAACTGTCCACCGAGCAGTACCTCGAAGCCACTTTTTACGGGGCATCCTCGATTGCCGACGTGCAATTCTGGACTGCTCCCGTTAAATGTGAAGTGGTAGCAGTGCGTGAAGTTCACGCCACTGCTGGTAGCGATGGCAGCGCCGTAACCGGCACCGTTCGTCGTTGCCAAGGCACTGAAGCCGCCACTGCTGGTGATGACCTGCTGAGCGCCAGCATCAACTTCAAAGGCACTGCTCTCACCGAGCAGACTCCTGCCTTGACTGCCACCACTGCCGACCTCACCCTTGAGGTTGGCAACCGGCTGTCGCTGGACGTGACAGGTACCACCACCGCCTTGGCTGGTGTGATCCTGACCGTTCTGCTGAAGCGCGTCTGATGGGGCTGTTCGCTTTTCGGCGACTGCGTGAACTGGAGGCTGCCTCTACGGAGGTGGCCTCTCTTTCTATTGCGGAGCCTGCACCTACACTAGAACAACAGGAGCCAGCCGACGATGGCAGTAGTAATCGTGGCCACACCAGGGGCCGCCGACGCAAACTCGTACCTGACGCTGGCTGAAGCCAATGCCATTGTTGATGGCTTCGTCGAGGATGCTGATGTACAGCACTGGAACAGCGGCAACACTGACAGCCGCAACCGAGCGCTATTTACAGCAACGCAACGCCTTGACCGCGAGCGGTTTTTAGGCGCCCGCGCTACTGATACGCAGGCTTTGCAGTGGCCGCGCATTGGTGTACGCAAACCTGACACCTACATCAACACCTACGCCGTTGGCTTTCCGTTTCGCATTACAACGGATTATTTCACTGACACGGAAATCCCAACACAGATCAAATATGCGCAAACTGTGCTTGCCGTGTTCCTGCATAACAACACCGACGCCCTAGGCCTTAGCGGGCTTGAGGACTACAAAAACGTCAAGATCGGGAGCATCGACGTGACGCCTAACCTTGGCTACGGCGCTGTTGGTGCTGATAAAGTGCCGCCGCTGATGGAGCGTTATCTGATAGGGCTTAGAATTAGCGGACCAGGCAACGTTGCCATTAAGCGGAGCTGATCATGGGTTACGCCTACCCCGGTGCTGAGTTTATTGATGACACCGCTGCTCATACTGGCCGGTTTGGCAAAGTATTTGCGCTGGAAGATTCGGTAATTGCCAGCATGACGGCGCAAGACTGGACCGGCAATACGCTGTCAGCCATTCCGTTTAAGGCCGGTTGCGAGTTTGAAGGCGTGATCACCAGCATTACTTTGACCAGCGGCACTGTTGTTGCTTATAAACTCTGATGGCACTTGCCACGTCACTACGCAAGGTTGCCAGTAAGTTGATGGCAAAATTTGGCGGCGAGGCAACTATTCGCCGCGTAACAACTGGCGTTTATAACACTACAACTGGCACCGCAAGTGAAACCACGGCTGATACCGCAGTCCGTGGCGTGCTGGAAGATGTCAACCTGCGCGAGGTCAATGACCTGATTCAAGCTGGCGACAAGCGCCTGTTAATTGCAGCGGCTGATGTGACCACTGCACCAACAACTGCAGATGAAGTGCTGATTGGAGCAATCACGCATCAAGTGATCACGGTGCGAACCATCGAGCAAGACAATACCGCCATCACCTACGAGTTAATCCTGAGGGCATAATGACACGCACCATCCGCGTTGGTGATATTGGCAATTATGCCAGCCAGCAGATGGAGAAGTTGCTGCGGGTTGCGGTACTGGAGACTGATGCACGCCTAAAGGCTGCCAGTCCTGTTGATACTGGCAGATTTCGTTTTAGCTGGCAGGTTGGTGAAAATACCACTGGACGCCCACCTGACTATTACGGCAACGAAGGAGGACCAAATGCCAACATTCCACCGCTCGTAAAGCTGAGCTATCAAAACGAGCGCATTGGCAATGTCTACAGCGTCCACAACAACTTGCCATATGCGGAGCCATTGGCTAATGGCAGCAGCAAACAGGCATCTGCCGGCTGGGTGCAAGGCATCGCTAAAGACATTCAAGGGTTTGTGCAAGTCAATGCTGACCGCATCGGGAGGGAATCATGAGTAGCAACTACAACGATGTTCGCGCTGCCATTGAAGGTCGCATTGCGGCAGAGATGGCACTAGCTCCGGTGTATCCGGTCAGCTATCAGAATGTGCCGTTCACGCCACCTAATAACACGCCATGGGTGCAGGCGTTCATTCGCTTTGGCGATAACAATTACGCTACGCTGCTGCCAACAGGTAGCGTCGGGTTCAACCGTCAAACCGGCACGTTGGTGATCA